CCCGCCTCGCTGTACGATGCCGCCCAATGGGTAGACAACAGGCGCTCCACCGATGGCGTCAATCTCGTCCATGTACCACGCGTTAAGAGAATCCTTCTCAAGGAACCAAAGCCTGTTCTTGAACACGAAAACATAAGACATATTGGCGGTAGTCAGCGATCCGGGAAAGGTAATGCCGGGGGCAAGAACCGTATCAACGCTGGAGGACGTAGCCGAGCCGCCGCTGCTATCGCTCAGTCCTTCCCCGCTTTGGAATACGCCTGTTACATCTTTTAGAGTCAGTGCGCCTCCTGGCTCTACGGAAACGATTGTTGCCGTGGCCCCGGAAATTGCGCCTGTCAGTGTTGCGCCAACCGTAAACGGCGTCACAAGCGTGGTGTAAGATATGATTGATATACCACCCTCGACGTAAGGGTAAAAACTTGCACCATCGTAAATAAACCCATCGGATTCCCCATTTACTCCGACAAGAAATATACCCCCCGTCGTGGCAAACTGGACAACCACCCAATTGCCGCCAAGCGCATCTTCAAAAACCTCTAGGTTTTCTGTCGATAGCTGGCCAATCGTGTTCCCAAGGCCGTCACCGATAATATCACCGTCTTCAGTGCCTAATTCCCAATTGTACGGCACAAGAACATTGGTGATGTCGTATATTGTCATGGCGGTTGAGGCGAACAGGCGACGGTTGGCACCGTTCACGTATGAAAACAGCGCCGTTACATCTTCGCTGCCATCGCCTAGAGTGGCGTAAAGCTCTTTACCCCGCCTCAGAATGGCCGTGGTCGCAGTCGGAAACCAGTTGTCAAGGATTGCCGCGCCCTGCTTATCGCCAAGCGCCATGGGGCTAGACAAGGATCTATTGGAGATCCAGCCTGCAACGGGGGAATCAAACTTTTTGACTTCAGAGGCCCGTGGGGATGGAATGCGGGGCTTCAATAACGGTCTGGCGTACATATGGCGTCTCCGGTTGGGGAGAATATAGCACGGGGGTCTTGACTTGTCATTTATCTTGGGGGATAAGGATTGTGTGTGAAATATGGAGATATCAATGCAAGACCATTATCTGTGCGGCCCATGCGAGGGAGTTTCGTTACACACCAACGGCTCATCTCTGGAGATCAGTGAGCCTTCTGGAAGTACATATTTTCAATATAATTCTGATCAAGAAGCTTCCGAAGCTCTTTGGAAAAAGCGTGATGAACTTTACGAAAAGTACGGAAGACTGCATTCACCCCAACTGATAAGGCCAAGCCGTCCTGACATTACCCCAACGGGAGCGGGCGCGTGAACGCAAAACACGCGACCCGCGATCCTTGGCGGCAAGCTCATCAAGAGCTTTCACAAAGTTCTCCTGATCTCCTGTCGCGTCCAGCTTCTTATTCTCACGCCAGCGCCAGACAAGCCAAAGTGTCAGCAAGCGTTCGCCACCCAGAATGCGGAATTCATCCGTGTCTGCCGTGAATGCAGGCTTGGCGGTGCCGTCCTGCCCCAAGGCGTAATTCTTGTTTATGTATGGAAACACCGCAACCTGCCCCGATGCCGGGACAGGGTAAAAATTGAACTGATTGTTAAAGACTGCCCAAACGCCAGGATACGGCCCCCACCCCCGCGCTTTCATCCATATATAATCATCAATCGAGTTTACGGCCTGATAGCCCCAAACCCAATTGTTCGTATCCTGAACGTCGGCTGTGAGCATCATGCGACTGTAGCCAGCTGGAAGGTCGAAGGCTTCCTTTATACCGTCTCCAGTCAGGGTTGCCTGCGTAATCAGCGATTGCCAATCCTGATAATCCGTAATGTCTGCCGCCGCCTCATTGATCAGGTCAACGATTTCGCTTTCAAACGTATCGCTAGAACCAAAAAATACAGAAGGCTTTTCACCCTTCAGGCGCAAGGAGGCAGATTGCATTGCGGATAATATCGGCATTAGAGCCCCTTCGCCAGATTAACAAGGCTCTCATGCTTCAGGCGACCATCTGGCTTAGTGCCGGTCTTATCAAAGATGAAATCTCGCAACTCGTCCTCAGTCATCGCGCCAAGCAGTTCGGTATCGGCGATGTCAACAACCTCTGCCGCCTGCTCCGGCGTCGGCTCATCAACAGGTATAACGCGGGACATAGCCGCAAGCTTGGCCTCAAGTTCCGCGATGCGGTCCAAGGCCTGCTTGCCGCTCATGCGGTCAGACATGTACTTATTAGCCATCTCCTTGAGACGGTTGGAGTTCATGCCAAGATTCTTGAGATTTGAACCTTCAAGAGCATGCATTGCTTCAATGCTATAAACGCGCATGGCGCGGCAAAGTGAAAGCTGCTCGGGGGTGATTCCATAAGGCATAAGCATTTCCAGCGGCGTACCTGTCACCTGCTGCGAATTGCCTTCCTTGAAGTCGCGATACTGGTCTTTCCAGCGCTCGGCATAGGTGATGACCTGATTGCCCTCACGCTTCCAAAATGCATGCGCTGGGAAGATGGGAGAGTAGTTGTTAGATCCTGCAAAGCGGACCTGAACCACTTCATGCAATTCCTTGACGAGATGACCGGCCTCTTCGGACTTAGGAACATTCTCGATTTCCATCATGCGAAAGATAGGCGTGACGGTAATATCTCGCGGATCGATTTCTGCAACGTTTGCCATGCTTTTTTCCTTTGTCTGAGAAAGGTTTCAGATTTTAGTTCTTTTTTGCCACTACAGAAACTCTTCCCTCTTCCATAAGGGAAAGCCCTGGATATTGTGCGGTCGATTTCTGTTCGCCATCACGAATTAGCGCCGCCACGTGAAGGACCGCAGAGTTATAATCTTCACTCTTACGCGCGTCATCCCAAAGTGATTCCGCCATGGCTCCAATTGTTCGTCTTTGTTTTTCGAGAATTGAATAAATTCTTGATGTTAAGCTTTCGATGTCTTTTCTATAAAAATCTTCAGCTTGAGATCGTGCCTCTTTGTAGAGTTCTCTTTCCATTGTGTTTTCCTTTGTCTGAGAAAGGGGGAAGGGGCCGAAGCCCCTTCTTATTACGGAACCGCGTTGTAAGCGCCCTTACGTGCCCAGAAGTAGGCGCCGGAAGGAACGGCGGTATTAACCGGGGTGTAGTAACCACCGGCGCCGGTTGCCACGGTCCAGGCGGGGAACGTGACGGTTACCTGAGTGCCTGTCGTAGCCGTAGCAGCGATGAGCGCAGAAGCCTGAACGTAGACGTAATCAGCGCCATCATTGCCCACTTCCTTGTTGCCCAGCTTGGGCGAAGGGGAAGTGATACCAGCAAGAGCATCCCAATACGGCAGAACCGTAGAGACCTCGTTAAGCTGCTGGCCAAGCTGCGGGGTAGTGCGGAAAGGCTGTGCCTGGGGCATGGGTATTCCTCCTTATGCCGTGATGATGCGGTAAGAGAACAGCGGGTTCTCAAGGACCATCTGACCAGACCAGACAATGCCCTGTGCGACGGCATCCTGGTTGATCGGGCGCATGCCGTCACCGGAGTGGAACGGAACAAATTCCTGACCGGGGAAGGTGTAGATGGAAAGGCCCTTGCTATCGATGCCGTAAACCGTATTCGTCGGCATTACGTTACCGATACCACCGGCAGCGACGATATCAACGGCACCTGCCGGAGTCATGTAGGTCAGACCTGCAAAACCAAGGCGGGCAAGACGCTCCGAACCAAGACGCTGATGCGCCACGAAGCTGGACGCAATCGGCTCATAAGAACGCGAATCCGCAATCAGCAAATCGGCATAGCGACCGTTACGCGAACGGGCAAGCGAAATGCGGTCGATGATCGGGCGAACAGTGGTTACGTCCCAGGTCGTGAACCCTGCAACATCGCCAGCGGTGATATTGAAGGTAGACGTGCGCCATGCCGGAACGGTTGCGCGGTCAATGCCACCGTAAACACCCGTATTCGGCAGGATCGGGATAGCACCGCCAAGGCCGACCATCTGGCGACCACCTGAACCAGAACCGTCACCGACGATAGAGGTTTCAAACTCTTCCTTAGCGGACATTTCAGCCGCATTCAGATAGGTCTGCATCAGGTCGATGACTTCTTCCTGACCACGGGTATAGAGCAGTTCCGTACCGGTCAGGGAGAACATGGAGACGACACGCGACCAGTTGTAAACTGCGGAGTTCAGCAGTTCCTTGGGCGTGATTTCGATCTTGTCATAGCCAGTGAACCACTGAGCATTGAGCTTATCGAACATGATCGGAACACGAAGTTCCGGGCCTCCTGCCCGCTTGGACTGAATGCGGCCCTCATCACGAAGAATGCGGGTGAGCGGGGTGGCGTTGTAGACAATATCCTGCACATCACGCGAACGCCGTGCAACGGCGGCGGTGAGAAGCTGGCGATACTGCCGATCAGTAGTGATAGGCATTTTCTGTTAACTCCTGCTAGGCTCGGCGGGACAGCTTCCGCGCTTCCTCTTCGAGCATATCTCTCATTGACATCTTCCGATGCGGCTCCGAAACTTCGGTAACTGCGCCAGGGGAAGACTTGATGGATCTATCGCCTCGAAGATCACCAGCAGGCGTGTCATTGTCAGCTTGTGCTTGCCGAACCGATTCGCCCCTTTGAGCGCCTGCGTTTGGGTTAACCATTCGCAATGCAGCCTCAAGTTTGTCTCGCGGACTCAAGCTAGAGCCGTGTATCTTTTCAACTATACCAGATAGTAGAATTTCTTCAATAGCGGGCCACGCGTCCTGCGCTTCCGGGAAATCCTGAAAGAATGGCGCAATAACCGTGGCGTGAACCTGCTGTGCCTGCATTTGTGCAAGCTGCTGCTTAAGTCCGGAAATTTCCGGATCTGGAGCGGGCTGCGCCTGTGCCTGCTGCTGAACCTGCATCTGGGGTACATTGTGCGATGCCATAGGATTGTAGCGATGCGGTTCACGCTGCATATGCTCAATAAGCTGCTGCGGTGTTACGCCTGCCGACTGAAGAATTGCACCGATTGCCCTTGGCGGGTCCATCTGCAAATTCTGGAATAGCTGTTTAAGACCCGTTGCCGGATCTTGGCGGATTGCCTTTTCCATCGTTACGTAGTTGGACAGCGCTTCTTTAACGGTTGTCCCCGTGCTTTTTGCCAGATCGTCAAACTCCTTCAATTCCTCACGGAACTGATGAGATTCGCGGTACTGCGATATTTCGCGCTCGTATTCCTGTTCACGGCGCACCCATTCTTCACGGATTGGATGCGCTACACCTTTCCAAAGCTCGCGGTTCTGAGGGAGCAAGCGGGCAGGTGCCTCAATAATCTTTCGGCCCTCAGACGGCTTAGGAGTCTTGGCCTCCTGCCCGCTCTCATCCTTGGCCTTCGCCTCGGATTCCTTTTCCTCTACTGCGGGAGGAGCTTTCTTTTCGGCCTTTGGTGCCGGTTCGCTGTCGTCGTCTTCACCTTTATCCGGTTCGGCAGCAAGCTTTTTGGCCTCGGCCTCCAGGCTATCGCGAACGCTTTCGGACTTGCGGGCAGGCTCCGGCTTTTCCGGTACAGGTTCAGGCGCAACTTTACCGCCGCCTGACTTGACACCATCAATCTCGGCATCAAGGACGGTTGAGTTTGTATCTGGGGTATCGATTACGGGAGATAGTTCGGTCATGGGTTCCTACCTGTCTGAGAGGTGGTGTGGGTTTAGTCTAAAGGCACGTATTCCGGCACTGGAACATTGCCGGTCTCAACGTCATGAATCGCATGCTTGATGGCCTCAACCCGTGCGGCCTCATCAATCGCGGGCGGCACATATTCAGGAATCGGCTCATTGCCGTACTCAATGTACTCTTCGCCCTTGGGGTTTCCCGATGGGCGCAGGGTAGCGCGATAAGCTGACATGCTTGTGTATAGCTTACCATCCGCGCCCCAAGTTGGCTCTATGGAGTCGTTGACGACGCGCGGGCATGGGAATGAAGATCCTGAACCGGCAGAACGCGATTGAGGGACGGCACGATAAATCTGCCGCCCATCTGCAAGCGTGTACCAGCGTTTTTCAATCATGCCTTGAGGGCCGCAATAAGAGCGTTAACCTTCGCCTTTGTCGCATTGGCAAGAGTAATCGCCGTGGCAAGATCAGTTGCATCAGCCGTAGAGATAGCCGTGATTGCCGCGACATTAGGGTTGGACCCAGAAAGGTTGTCTGCAACAATCTTTGCAAGAGGCGGAACCATGCCTGCTTCAGCAAGCGCACGGTAAGAAGTAGCCATATTTATTTCTCCTATGTTTGTTCATGTTTAACACTGTCACGGCTCAAGAGCAATGCAGTGTAAAGTTGCCGCCACAGGCGTAGGGTTGATGGATAAAGCGCCTGTCAACAACGACAAAAGACCAGAAGAGACACGATTGATCTGAAATACGCATTGCGTGTTTGTTGGCTGGCCAATGACCTGAACATTGAAAAGGTCCTGATTGCCCGCAGATACCTGCACAATGGCGCTGACTATGGGGACTATGCCGGAGGCAAACGCAGTCGGATAAACCCACGTGTACGTAGACGCAGCACTGCCCATGGTGACCCGCTGCTTGCGGGCCTTGCTGGCATGAGTGTGATTCTCCAGAGCATATTTCTGGCTTGTCCCAACCGCGCCACTGTCGGAAACGCCGGGAGGCATTGCGGTTGCGGGCTGCGGAATAAGAGCCTGCAAGTCTGAGGGCGGATAAGATACGGTTATATCTGGCATCAATACGTTTCCATGTATGAAAGCGTCTGAGCCGCTGTAGGAGAGGTTGCGTAAATGGCTGCAGCAGTTGGAATGGAAACGGACGCGCCTACCGCACCGGCAACAAACAAGCCCGTCGCCGCCGCAACTGCGCTCGTGCCAAGATACACAGGCTGGGTACCGGTGATATTGGAAATTACCACCGACTGCCGACCAGCGCGGGCGGGAACAATCAAGGTTGCGGCAGCGGGAGAGATGGAACTAGCCGCCTGACCTGTTGCAAGAGCTGAAGAACCAACCGAACGAGAGAACGACGGAGACGATGCAGAAACACCCCCAACATCATTACCCTGACGATCAACCAAAGTTACAGGCGCTCCACCAATAGGCATTATTCCGTCTCCATCATCGCTTGTTGTTCGCTAAAACCTTGGCTGCGTTCAGCGCGGCTTTCGCCGCTGATCTTAAGCGCCGTATCCACTTGGCTCTGTTCGGTTGCGCGGGCTTCCCTGTACTCTTCAAGATCCTGCCTACGTGCGTCAAGGCCGATGCTAGAAAGGATCTTGGCGGTTTCTGCCTGCATCTTATTGATCCGCGCATCAGTTTCAGCCATCTTTGTGGCGAAATCCTGCTGTTGCTTTGATAGCTGCAATTGAAGCTTCTGGTTTTCAGCCTGAGCCTTCGCGGCGTCAGACTGAGCCTTAAGCTGCAATTCTCCCATCTTTCGTTCGTTCTCGGCCTGAGCCTGAGCGGCCCGCGCCTGTACAGTGGCCATTGCGGCTTGGGCTTTCACACCTTCAGCCTTGGCAAGCTCCATCTGCGCTGCCGCAAGCTCTGCGCTGCCATCACTTGCCTGCTCACCCTGTGGAGCCTGCCCAACGCTATCAATCCAATCGTCAATGAGCGTTTCAAGCTCGCGGCCCGTGCGGAACGGCGCAAGCTGAAATTTCAGCATGGCACCAGCGAGCTTTGCGCCCTGCGGTCCTGTCTGCACCAATGGCAGAAGCGCCTGGGATGCGGTCGCGAATGCCGACATGAATTCATTACGGCTGGACTTTTCCGCCTGCTCATCGGCCCAGATGGTCGAGCCGTCTTCGATCTCAAACGCAAAGCTGCGCGCCTTGTCATCACGCAACAGCTTCATGATGTCCTCGATTGGGACTTCATTCTGCATCTCGTTCAGCATAGGCGCGTAGCGGGCAATGATGGCCTGCTGTGCCTGCTGGAATTCCTGCTGCGCCTGTTGAGCCTGTTCAGTCGGGATCTGTGGTGCGGTTTCCTGCGCCTTCTGGCCTAGAGCCTTAAGCTCCTGCTCTGCGGCCTTTTCAATATCCTTGATGCGCTTTTCAATATCCGCCTTGGACGGGATATCAAGCTGCGACATATCCAGCAGGGTTTCTTTAGTGAACGTCTCCGCAATAATCTCGGCAGCAATGCGCACAGCATCACGGGCAATGCGCTGTAGTTCCTGAATCTTCTCGCGAACACGCACAGAACCATATTGCGTCTTAAGCTGCTGCGCACCTAGCGTCTCTTCCGCTTCGGTAGCACCTCGCATGATGTCGGAAATGCCCGATAGCTGATAGAAATCATCAATCAACTGCGAGCGAGCGGAAATAAGCCCCTGAATTGTCGTGGCCACCATGTCGATAGGCAACCACTGCACAAAATTGGACATGTCGCCAGACAGGGACGCGGACGGAACCGGAATCAGGATCTCGTCATCATCGGAGCGCATAAGCTCCTCAATGGCGTTGCCAACGTCGCCACCAGCCGGGATAAGCCCCTTCATCTTCACCTTGTCGAGCAAGAGATAGATGCGGCTGGTTAGCGTGTTGATCTTGTTGAAATGCGAGGCATAGCGCTCGTAATCCGGGACCGGGACCAAAGAGCGGCGCTGCAATGTGCCATAGGCTGGCTTCGGGCAAGGGAAAAATCCCTCCAGCTTTACGTCTGGTTCGGACGAATCCAAGAGAACGTCAACGCCCTCGGATACCCAATAAACGCGGTTATCGACCTTGTGCCAGACTTCCCAGACAGACGCCTTCTTGCTGTTGTCGGTCGCGCCGTGTTCGTAATCGTCGCGCTTGGTGGTGAGAGCCGCATTCTTGTAGGCATCGCCGCTGTATTTGCGAAACCGCTTGCGCATGTCTTTGCGCGTCATCCATGACCGGCCAGCCACCCAACCTACTTCGCACCATTTACGGGCGACCTCGTGCCGGAAGTCTGTGCGATCCTTGTGCTCAAAACAGACCTTCTGGCCTTCTTTGCGAATCCACATCACACCGCGATTGGTGAAAATCAGATCATCGCGGATCTCACACATGACCTCGTCAATATTGGATCGATCAAGCGCGGAAACAGAAGTGCGCTCCAATAGCTCAGCGGTCTTGTTCTTGAGCGGGCGGCTGTCCTTGAACTGCGGCGCAACAACGGGCTTTGGCGCATGGGCATATATAGCGGGCTTCAGGATCTCATAAGATGCCCAGAACAGATCTAGCTCAGCATCAGCCCATGTGGAATCAAGCGGCGAAATCTTGCCCAGGCGTTCAGTATCGCGGCGCGAATAGATATCATCGATTTCGTTGCAGATATCCTGCCAGTCGCGAAAAGCCTTTTGGGAATTTTCAAGCGCCGCAAGGATAACGCGGGATGATTTCGCATCTTCCTGATCCTTCAGGGAATCTTCCGGCTGGATTTCGTCTTCGTCCAAGGTGCGCGCCTCGCTTTGTGTGGGGTAGTTATAGCGCGGGCGTGGGGAAATGGGAAGCCCCGCCGCTACGTGGTGCAGGGCGGGGCCTAGAGAGTGTCGGGAGATGCCTCGGCCTGAGCGCTCTAAGCGTACGGCATCAGCAGTCCTGCATATTCCTGTACGGGGCTGAAACCCTCTGCGGCCACTTTATGCCTCATGCGGCTCGGACGCGGCCACGATTCGGCTTTCAAGTGTTCCAGTACTTGCGATCAATCCGCTTTCCCGATCTGTGTTGACGCTATGCGTCGAATTAGTGGCCCAGCCATTTCTGGCTACCCTTACAAGGGGCTGATCGCGCGGGCCTCCGCATTGGAACTTTGCCGCTAGATTGATAATTCCTAGAAGCAATTACATTAGACTGGCATTGACCACCAGTATTTATCAAACCTTAGGCTTCCCGTCACTCTCTTTCTGAAGACGGGCAATATCCTCTTCCTTCTGGCGCTCCATTTCCTCGAAGCGCTCACTCTCACGCTGGTCTAGGGGCACCTCAGTCGTGCCGTTGGTAATGACAGGGTTCGGCGTCATTTCGGCTTCACGTTCCTTGGCTGCGGCTTCGATAGCCGGATCTTTCTTGCGCGACATGGTGATTCTCCTAGCTAGGGTTGGGTTTGGGTGTAACTAGGATTGTGGGGTTTGGGTTCCTTAATGGGGCAAGGAAAAGCCCGCGCAGTGGCGGGCTAGGTTGGTCCATTGTGGAGGACTGATCTTGCTTTTATCAATGCATGGTTCAGTCGAAGCCAATGCGGCCCAGCAATTGCGCCCAAACGACTCACACCGGATGCGCACCTTTCTAGCTCAATCAGGGCGTCTCGAATTTCTCCTGATCGTTGATCGCCTGCTTTCTTGACATAAATCCCTTCCCGATACTCTTTCCACGTTTCTTCTTTTGGGTCATAGCTCATTAACGTGCACCTGTTTTTCGAAAAACTTCTGTCGTAAACCAGTGGCCGACAAGCTGTTGTGCAGACTCTGGCTTCATCGCGCATCGGTCGGCAAGAAGGCTTTCCGTCGCCTCGCGGCTTAGGCGGCGCTTGGACGCGAACCTGTAGATCGCGCCCATTCTTATCTCATACACTCCAGACATCGCCGTCCACGCTTGTGTGTGCGAACTTCGGTGCGGCGGCGTTCTGCTCGTCTACCAGTTTGCGGACGACGACCATTGCGGCTTCCCAAGCTGGCGTTCCGAACTTGTGGTTGGAGACTTCTGCGCGGGCTACCTTGAGTTCCTTGGTCATCTTCGTTCTCCGTGGTGCTTGGTTCGTTTCGATGACCCTTTATCTCACACGTTAAAACGCATGTCAACACCAAATATCAACGCCCTCGTCTACCCCCAGGCAACGCAGGAGCATAAATAGCCCCAATCTCCAGCTGCCTCTCAGGCTCCTTACGCACCGGCCCCGTCGCCATGCGATCCATAAGCTGACCCGCCAAGCCTAAACTGTCGACCATATCGTCATGCACACCAACAGGAAATGACATCATCTCACTGATCAAGTCCGACAATCCCGGAAAATCCGCCCGCACATACATGCCAGATAGCGCCATACGGCCACGGATAGACTGCGCGCGGACGGCCTTGTCACCACGGGTGGCAAACTGCTCACGGGCCACATATGACGCCGTCTCCATCATGCGTTTGACAAGGAACGGCCCAACGCCTGACTTGATCTGCCCAGTCTCTTCAGCCCATCCAATAGGCTTCCACTTGCGCACAAGGTTGCAGAACGCATCAACCCATACGTCAGATGCCGTTTGACCGCGCCACATATCGAGCAGCCACAAGCGCCCCTCAGAATCCACGCCAACGATAACATGCACGGTATAGTCGCCGCCGTTAGCCGTTACCGCATAGTCGGACGCGCCGTATATCGATAGCGTCTCGCGCGGCGGCACAGATTCAGGCGGGACAGCCTTGATCCACTCGCGCTTGAAATAGTCACCAGTGTCGGGCGATGGTCGCTGCTGAAAGAGAGCGGACCATGTACGCGGGTTCTTGCGGAAGTTTGACCAGTGCTTTTCATCGAACCATTCAGGCCATATCATATCACCGATCTTGCGCCCTAACGGATCATCGTGACGCTCACACTCAGCGGCAAGGCAAATCACCTCCCACTCAAAGCCATCGCGGCCCATGATGATACCGGATTCGCCCTTGTAGTTCTCAGGCAATATGCGACCAGCTGGGTCATCGTTATGCCAGCGGGTAAGGATCATGGCGAGCGATCCGCCTGGAATAAGACGCGTCTTCACGCTCTCTTCGTATTCATCCCATGTGCGTTGTCGGATGACTTCGGAATCAGCGTCTTGCCTTCCTCGGATAGGGTCATCAATGGCCACGAACTTTGCACGATTGCCGGTGATGCCAGACAGAATGCCGCCTGACATGTATTCACTACCATTCTCAAGCGCCCATTCATCTGCCGCCGCCTGATCACCTGAAAGACCAGTGCCGAATAGAGCTTTGTATTTCGATTGCTTGATGATGGATCGAGTACGACGGCCAAACTTCTTCGCCATATCGGATCCATACGACACGCCAATCATGCGGTAGTTTGGCCATTTGCCCATCGCCCACGACGGCGCGACAACGGACGCATATGTGGACTTGGCCGACCCTGGAGGCATGAAGATCATGAGCCGACCGTGCGGCTTTTCAATGCACCGCTGCAGGGCTTCCAGCGTAAGGACATGGTGCGCTGCTAACGGTGTCTCGACGCGTGCGCAA